ATCTTTAGGGGGGTCCTTAGGAGGATCTCCCCCTCCACCACCTCCTTCAGGATCTTCTGCGAACTGCAACGAGTAATGCTCCCACCATTTCATCGTGCTCACCTCTCATCGACGAGGGTTAAGGTTACTTCTCTCCCATCAACATCGCAGCCAGTTCAGGCTGCTCTTCCAAAAGCGTGTCCTGTGCCTCCTTTATCTTCCTGTTCATGTACTCCTCAAACGACGTCTCGTTGACCTCGCTGAGGCTCTCCACCAAAGAGTAGACCCGCGTCCAGTTCTCCAGAGCTCCTTGCCGCCGGAGGAAGTCTTGGTGCGTCTCCGCTAAGCTCAGGTACTCCACTATCTCTACTCCTAAGAGCTTCAGCTTCGCGCAGTAGATTCTCCACCCCGCTGAGCTTCTCAAGGATTTCAGCGCTCTCAACTCCTCGGGCGAAAGCTTCCAAACCCCCCAGGTCTTCGGCTCGAGGAAGGAGGCGCTCAAGGACCGTAAGACCTGCAAGCGCTTCCTCCGGATCGGATATGTCAAACGTCTCCAGAACATCCCCAAGGAACTTCTGAGACCCCTTAACCATCGCTTGAACCACACTGGGCAACGCCTCCGGAGCTAGCCCCTGCGCAAGGGGTAGCAACTGTTGATATAGGTTTGTCAACAGGTTGAACATCGCAATCGAGTTCTCGCGCTTAACCTGCCGGTTCTGAAGCGAGGTCGGGACTTGTACTCGAACGGCCAGACCCAACTCCACTACACGCTTCGGAAGCCTAAACACAGCCTCCACTCTTCTACCTCGAGCCCCCATCCAGGCTACGCCCTTCCCGTTCACTCCAAACTGGAAGTAGAGATCCATCCCTTGGCCACCAACCTCATTCATTCCGTCTCGAATTGAGCTGACAGTCAAGTCAATCCTCTTGGCCTGTTCCTGAAGCAGAGCCAACTGCGCACTTGCAGTCGTTCGAGAGACAGGCTGAGCCGAGCCTGCAATAGCCTCGTTTGTCCCTGCCAGACGATCTCCATACTCTCTGAGCATCAACTCTTCGTTCACCGTCGAAGGGTAGATCTCAGAGATTTTCATCTCGCGAATGTCGTTATGGACATCCAGCACTTCCAAGACCTTACCAGAGTAGAGAGGATCACCAGGCTGCAAAGCCCGCACCCCTTTCCGTTTCAGGAAGACCTTCAAGCTCGCTAGAGTGATGTTGTCTGATCTCTGATTAAACCGAGCGGAGATCGCTTCCTGGATCTGCTCCAGCATCTCGCACAGACCTTGATCGTAGAACCTGTTCTCGACAGGGAAGTATCCCAACTTGATGAAAGGCCGCTTGCCGTGCCAGTACGGGTGAAACTGACGACCGACGATCTTCTGCAACTCCTCGTTGTAGTACACAACGATCTCGGTCATCTTAGGCTTAGAGCCGTTCTCCTTCGGCTTCAAGTTGTACGTCAACCAAATCTCATAGAAGACGTACTCAAGTCTCTGAACTGGCTCGGTTGCCTCAATGTCCTCCTGTACCTTCTTCGGTTCTGAGTCCTCCGTGCTCGGCTGCAGTTTCTTGAGGGCTTTCCAGGTTCCCTTCTCAAAGCGCCCGTTCGTTTCCTGGTCCAAGATGTCCGTCTCGTTGAAACGAAGTCTCTTACCACACCAACGAGCTCTTTGTATATCACTCTCCCCAAACCGGATGATAAAGTCTTCCAGAGCCATGTTGTAGGTGATCGGCCCATCATGCTTCACCAAGTTCTTCGGGAATACACTCTTACCGTCAGAGGTGATCTGGAAGTACTCTCTCTCGATGACCTCATACCCGACCTGCATAATCGAGGTGCCATACTTGGCTGCCTCAATAATCCAAGGCACTGCAGTCTTGTTGATCTTCATGTCTCGATCACCGGCGAGGTCGAGGAAGGTCTCTATCTCGTCGATAAAGGGCTCCCACTCCTCTGCAAGATCCTGCAACACCCAACGAGGTCGAGCGGTCAGCGTCGCCTGAACCAGTTGCGCCACTAACGTGTTGACAGCTTCCTTAACGACCGGAAGGGTCAAGTTCGAAGCACCAAAGAACGGGAAAGTCTTGGGCCCTTCAGGCATGGGCACATCATAAACCAGCTTCCACCGGGCCAGCTTGCGCTCGAACTCAGCTCTCTCAGACAGCGCTAGGTAGATCTGATCCCGAACGAAGGTCGTCACATCTTTAGCAACAGGATCCCACATCACACTCGGAATCTTCGCTGCAATAGGAGTCTCCTGAATAGGAGCTTCCTTCTCAGCCTCAGGCTCCTTATCAAGAACCTTCAGTTGATCAACCGGCTGTGGAATGACGTGCTCGGCCATTTAAGCTACCTTTTACCCTTACGGGCTTTCGATGCTTTCACTGCCCTACCTTGCCCCAGAGCTTTCTCCCTCGCTCCTGGGCCAGTATAGCACTTCCCGTTCTTGCCCCACTTGAAGCCAGGCTTACCTCCTGACTGACACCGCTGGACTGGCACTAATTCTACTCCTCCCAGATGCGAAGATCTGCTACTGTGATTGCTCCGTCCTTGCCTGATCCTTCTCGCCCTTCCAACTTCTCCGCCGTGAAGCCCAGCTCGACAGCAACCTCACCAGCCCGCTCGCTAGCGAAGTCAACCTCATCCAGTTTCGAGGACTGACGGTGCTGAAGGTTCTTCTCGACGATGTTGTGATGAGTAACGACATTCATGATCTTCTCCTTTTAGTTACAAGATGTCCACACAGTGCCTGGATCTGGAGCGCATGAAGCCCACGCCGTCTTGAAAAAGATGCTGTAGAGATAAGCCTCCATGTCCAATATCTCTTGATCTGAAGCAGCGGTGTGATAACCACTGATCCAGGCGAATCGCTTATCCACACCGTACTGAGTTCCTGCTCCCCCTACAATGTCATCTTTGATTACACCTAACGATGCCCCAGCGTACTCAACCAGATCCTGTGTCCTAGACGGGCTAGCCCCTACCTGAATCCGATTCACACGGATTATCTTCCCTGACGAGGAAGAGTGTCGAGCTGTTATAAGTATCTGATCACCACTAGACACTATCCCTACAGCAGACTGGACATCATGAGGGTCGAACTGGAAAGTGAAGATCACAGACCCGTTAGACCTAATCCATAGATTTGCCCTTCGAGGAGGAGTTGCAGACGTAGGCGATCCTATGATTGCAAGATGTCCCGATATGTCTATCGCGTCTACTACAGCGAAGAAGGTCATATCGGTACCAACGAACCCTGTTCCATCAAGATCGAAGCGCTCTACCGACGGCAACTCAGTCAACCGAACAGCAGGAAGGTCTCCCCTCCACCCAAGCGCCTCGTAATGAGGAGTACCTACCCCAGTCGCATCATTCCCTTGTCCTGACTGATCCTCCCAAGTTACAACCGTATCTCCGTCAGAAAGCGTGAGGGTTCGTGCATCGAACTCCCACTCAAGATTAGCGATTGTAGGCTTAGAAGGCATAGTTGTTCAACCGTTGAACGTCTGGGTTATCTCCTACCCCCGTTTGCGTCTTGGGCCTGGAGGAATAGTCGGCCCTACCCGTCTCGTTCCAGGCGGAGTCGTCGGACCAACATTCCTAGTTCCAGGAGAGGTAGTAGGTCCTACCTGTCTAGTTCCCGGAGGAACTGTTGGACCAACCTGTCTAGTCCCTGGTGGAGTAGTAGGTCCCGGACTCCTCGAAGGACCCTGTCTTCGTGCACGTCTACGTTTGGGCATTCTTCCCTCCGATATGCTGACGATAACCCGTCGCGTTGAGTTGACCCAGAAATGCCATCTCGTCCCAATATTCCTTATTCGCGTCCAGACCCCGAAAAAGAGGAATAATACCTATATTCTCCTCAATATAGTCCTTCTCAGTCTGAACGCTCTCCATATACTCCATCTCGCTCATCATCGCAGGCCAGTAGTCAAGCGACTGTGAGAAACAGTCCACTCCATCGTCCCAACGAACGTTCGGATGGAATTCGAACTGCTCAATTAGCTCAGTCTGGTTCTCATGGAGCCAGACGAGGTTCGTTCGGGTGAGAGGCTGGACAGCCCCGATGTGTTGATCCTTAGACCACTGCGCTTTTGGTGATCCTTCAGGCGGCCATAGGATCATTGGAGGTATTGAGAGCTTCTCTCTCTCCGCCTTCTCATGAACCCAGTTCTTGATAGCTCCCTGGAATCCTCGATACTCAACGGAGATGAAAGATGGCTTCCATTTTCTGTCTAGATCGAACAGGAGCTGAACTGCCTCGTCCGCTGGATAGTGCCCTATGTGCGCTTCGAGAACGATACGGAAAGGAAGTGGAGTTCCTCTGAGCAGAACTATAATCGCATTCTGCGAGTTCCCTACCTTCTTGGCTTGAGCTGGATCGTAAAGAATGATCCTCTCTCCTGCCCAAGGGGACATCTTGAGGAACATCTCTCCTTTATGAGCACAAATAATCGTCCTACCATCCGGTGCCCAACGCCAATAACGGAGGTCGTTCGCATCGTACGTGTTGAGCCCAGTTCCCTTCGGGCTATTCGCGTATTGAGCATGATATCTCTGCGGGTCCCACTTCTTCATCCGCATCAGGAAGGCCATTGAGTTCTGCTCAGGGAAGATCGGCTTCCCGTTCTCAATATCTCGCCTCCAGAAGATCGCCATCTCTCCTATCTGCGTCGCATGAGGCCCGATCTCCTGTGTTTCGAAGCCATCCCCATACCGCTTCATCTGAACTTCGTAGAGATCGCCCTTCTGCTTCCGAGATCCGGTAAAGTCTATCAACCCTTCGATCTCAGAGTTCAGAAGCGACTCCAAACCTCCAGCCCAGATGTTAAGAGCCTCCATCTCGACCGCCGAGCGGATACATTTCTCAGTTACGAGGTCATCTGGGCGGATAATGTCGTAATGCCGAGATTCAACACCTCCACCGGCTCCGATTGCGTCAACGGTAGGCTCTCGACGCACCTGAGTCCTCGGAACGATCATCTCCGTCTGGGACCAAGTGGCTTTTGTGAAGTTTTTGGGGATAATCTCGGGATAGAGCCACCGAAATAGCTCATTCATCTGGAAATGTTGCTGAATCTCCCTCATAAAGCGGCTGGCGTTAGTCCCTGTATCCGCTACAAGAAGGATAG